CTTAAAGAGGAAAAGGAATCATATGATTCCTGGATTATTAAACCAAGAGAAGGTAACGGCGATGCAGTCAAAGTGCAAGCACCAGATGAAACAAGTGCGATTGAAATTGCATTAGGTCGTAAACCATCGCAAAATGAAATTGATTTCTTTAATTTCCATTTTATTATGATTCATGAAAAAACAAATGTATCGACATTGCGTAATATGAAAATTGTTGAACTTGCAACAAATTGCTATGATTCTGATTTGGTCAGACAATTTGTTGAGCAACAATATAAATCTAAAACTTCGGCTCTCGAAATTAAAGAATCTTTCCGTTCTTTTGTTTCAAAGCAAAAAATTTAATCATATGAAAACACTTTCTGAAATTCGATCGGGATTAAATCCTACAATAATATCGGAAACAAAAGAACAAGTTTTAGCCAAACTTGAAGCCGATGAACTTGGTACCATAGATGATAAGCTTGGGTTATCATTAATGTATCTTAGTGACAGTATTGAAATGATTGACGGTGTATATCAAATTGTTTCCAGTTTGGAATCAACGGATGATGAAACAAGAGAAGTTATTGCAAATCTATTTAGTACCATTAAGGAAGTGACTGAGTCAATTAAATCAAAATATCTGATTCAAACACCAATAGAATAATACGGCCGTATATGATTAAATCATTTTTAGCATTCTTATCAGAAGCTGAATATCAAGGCCGAAAAGTTGAACTTGATAAGCCTTTTAGATCAACAGATGAAAAACATAAATTTTATGTTTATGTTAAAAATGAAAAAGGAAATGTAATTAAACTTGGATTTGGTGACCCAAGCACTGACATTAAAAGAGATAATCCTCAGCGTTTAAAAAGTTTTAGAGCAAGACATCATTGCGATACAAACCCAGGTCCAAAATGGAAAGCACGTTATTGGAGTTGTAAATTTTGGGAAAAAGGAAAAAGTGTTACGGATCTATTGGCTGATAAATAACTTTATAGGTTATGCAAAGCTCAAATTTAGAACTTAATGATAAAAATTTTAACATATATGCAGCAAGGCATTATAACAATCCAAACTGTTTGGATGTAAATGATTTTTATTGTGATCTGGATCATTTTAAGTATCTAAAAAAGCTATTAAATAAGTACAGCAAAAGGAAAATATTACAAGAAAGACTTATTTTAAATCACCTGATAATCGTATATAATGTTTTTGCAATTGCAGCTGCAACACAAATGTGTTTCTATAAACTTGATGAAGAACATTGGCCTGCATTAAAAACTTTCCTGTTGTATTTAAATTATATTCATCCAGATGAATATGAAAATATACCAAGCGATCTTTATATTACCAAAAAACTTCAACATCTTTAAACAATGAGTTTCCTTTCAAGAACAGCTGATACAATTTATGCCTTACGTTTTTTACGTTTATTAACTACTCGTTGGACCAGTACAGGCGCATATAAATTAGGTCTTATTGATAAAAATGGTAATCACCTTCGCAGTCCAAACAATGACGTTGAGCGTAGTAAATACAACATTTTTCATAGATTGGTTTTTAATATTAAAAGACTTTTAAATAAAATTCCTCTAGGTAAATCAACGATTGCGTCATATCTTACCGCATTATATTTGATTAAGGAACACACAGGAATTTGTGATCAAAAAATTATTGCAATAATGGAAAGGGTTACAGGTGTTAATTTGGGTGTTATAACTCTTAATGAATGCACTTGGCATATTACCGAAGATCAAAAACTTAAAAGTGGTAAATATGTTTTAAATAGAGATGTTGCTTTAAAGTCAACTGGTTATGTTTTGGCTTTAGGTCAAAGCAATGTAATAGTGGAAAAAGACACACCACCTGTTGGTCAAATTTTAGGCATCAATGTTTATAAAGTTCATCATTGTAAAACAAAGCAACCGATATACATAACACAACAAGATATTACAAGACAATGAACAAATCAAAAAAAGAAGACGTTTCGGTTGGAAGCGGTGCTGTTGCCATGCCGGCATTTCCTATCGGAATGAAAAGAAAGGATGTTGATGGAACAAAATCAACTCCAAGCGATACTATTGTCAAAAGACAAACTTGGAAAATGTTTGAAGTAACAAATGAAACTTTTGTTAAATTTAAACCAGGAAGTTCCGTGTTTGAAAAATGGAGTACTTACTTAAATTTGGAAAATGATTCTGAAAAAAGCATTTATGATTACGCTAAAAACAATAAAAACTACACGATTGTTCTTAAAAATGGTCTTAATGGTTTCTTAAAAAGCATAAGTCGAGAAAAAGAATAATAATGTAACATTATTATATTTACATTTAATCAATTTTAATGTATAATTGTACAACTGAAACCTAATAGGCCACAATTTGTGGCCTATTTTTTACAAATTTAACAATGAATAATACTACACAAACAACAATATTTGACGAACAAGTTTCACGCAAACCTAATCGTTATCCATGGACTGAAAATTTCATTGAGGCAATGCACAATGGATTTTGGACAGATAAGGAATTTAGTTTTAAAAGCGATGTTCATGATTTTAAAACAATTCTTACAGAACAGGAAAGAAATATTATTATTCGTACATTAAGTGCGATTGGTCAAATTGAAGTTTCGGTCAAAAGTTTTTGGGCCAAATTGGGTGATAATCTTCCTCATCCATCTTTACAGGATTTAGGTTATGTTATGGCCAATACAGAGGTTATTCATAATAATGCATATGAAAGGTTACTTACTGTGCTTGGTCTTGAAGATATTTTTGAGGAAAATCTTAAATTGCCTTGGATCCAAGGTCGCGTAAAATACCTTAAAAAGTATTCGCATAAGTTTTATAAAGATAGCAAAAAACAATATTTATATGCACTAATACTATTTACTTTGCTTGTCGAAAATGTTTCATTGTTTAGTCAATTTTATATTATTAATTGGTTTGCTACACATAAAAATGTTCTTAAGGATACCGATCAGCAAGTCAAATATACACGCAACGAAGAAAATATTCACGCACTTGTAGGCATTCAAATTATTAAAACGATTCGGCAAGAATGCCCCGAACTGTTTGATGCTGAACTTGAGGCTAAAATTGCAGGACAGGCGATTGAAGCTTTTAAAGCCGAATCCAATATTGTTGATTGGATGATTAACGGCATTGAAGAGCCTGGACTAAATGCAAATATTCTTAAGGAATTTATTAAAAGTCGTATTAATGAAAGTGTAACACAAATCGGCTTTGCAAAAATATTTGAAATTGATCAAGAACTTATTAATGAAACAATTTGGTTTGATGAGCAATTGCACGGTAATAATATGACCGATTTCTTTTTTTCACGTCCAACTGAATATGCCAAGAAGAATCAAAGTTTTGGCGAAGACGATCTTTTTTAAATAACGACGATTTTGAATTGTATAAATTACTTTAATTATGAATGATAAAATATATTGGTTAAATTCGGACAGCAGAAAATTTTTAGAAAGAGGATATTTGATTGAAGGTGAAACCGCGGAAAGTCGTATGCGCGATATTGCGGATGGAGCAGAAAAGATATTAGGACTATTAGGTTTTGCCGATAAGTTTGAAAGGTATTTGCACGCAGGTTATTATTCATTAAGCAGTCCTATTTGGAGCAACTTTGCTCGAGAAAGAGGTTTACCTATCAGTTGTTTTGGATCATACATTCCTGATACAATGGAAGGTATTTTTGGTAAATTGAGTGAGGTTGCCATGATGACAAAAGGAGGTGGTGGCACAAGTGGTTATTTTGGGAACATACGGCCTCGTGGTAGTACTATTAGTAGCGGTGGTACAAGCACAGGTGCAGTCCATTTTATGGAACTGTATGATAAAACAATGAATGTTGTATCCCAAGGTAATGTGCGCCGCGGAAGTTTTGCTGCATATTTACCAATTGATCATGATGATATTGAAGAATTTCTCCAAATTAAAGGTGAAGGTAATAGCATTCAAGACATGAGTATTGGTGTTACTGTATCCGATGACTGGATGCGCAGTATGATTGAAGGCGACAAACAAAAAAGAAAAATTTGGGGCTTGGTTATCAAGAAAAGATTTGAAAGTGGATATCCATATTTGATGTTTAGCGATAATGCAAACAACGCTGCTCCTCAGGTATACAAAGACAAAGGGTTGAAAATTAATAATTCAAATCTTTGCAACGAAATTTTTCTGTCCAATGGACCTGATGAAAGTTTTGTTTGTAATCTTTCATCAGTTAACCTTGAACGATGGGATGAGCTTAAAAATACCGATGCAATAGAAACACTTGTTTATTTTCTTGATGCAGTAATGACCGAATTTATCAATAAGACGGAAAATGTAGCATATATGGAAGCTCCTCGCCGTTTTGCAATCAATCAACGCGCGCTTGGTGTTGGTGTTCTTGGTTATCATACATATCTTCAAAGTAAAAGCATTCCGTTTGAAGGTATGGATGCGCATACAGAAAATATTAGAATCTTTAGTATCATCCGCGAAAAATGCGATGATGCAAGTGCTCAATTGGCCGAACTTTTTGGAACACCACCTTTATTGGAAGGATATGCTCGTCGAAATACGACAACAATGGCAATCGCTCCTACAACAAGCAGCAGCTTTATTCTCGGTCAAGTCAGCCCTTCGATCGAACCGCTAAACAGTAATTACTTTGTTAAGGATTTGGCCAAAGGTAAATTTACCTATAAAAATCCAGAACTATTAAAGCTATTAAAATCCAAAGGTCTTAATACTCCCGAGGTATGGAAAGATATTCTTATTCATGGTGGTAGTGTTCAACATCTCCTATCATTATCTGACAAAGAAAAAGCCGTATTTAAAACATTTGGAGAAATAAGTCAAAAGGAAATTGTTATTCAGGCATCACAACGTCAAAAATATATTGACCAAGGACAATCATTAAATCTTATGATTGCACCAAAAGCAAAACCTAAGGAAGTAAACGAACTTATGATTTTTGCTTGGGAATTAAAAGTAAAAGGATTGTACTATCAACGCAGTGCAAATCCATCTCAAGAATTGGCTCGATCAATTACAACATGTACAACCTGCGAAGCATAATGTCCGAAAAAATTCCATCAGACGACCTTTCACCATTTTGGTATGCAGTTAGTATGCTGTTTAGTGTTCCAATATTGGTAATCATATTATTAATTTCATGTGTGGTATTTTTATGCGCATGGCCAATTATTCCAATACTAGCATATTATCAACGTAAAGAAGAATTAGAAAACAATGATTGAATCAAATAAATGCACCAAATGTAAATATGTGTATGAACTTACCTGGGATGACGAAGGTGACAAATACTACAATAATCATGATGATGATCTTGATGACGATTATGATGACGATCTTTATCCGGAATATTGTCCGTTTTGCGGGTTACATAAAAACTATTGTGATGAAGAAGATTCATCCGATATTTTTTAATATACATAAACCATGGGATCGTGGTATTACAAAGAACAAGAATTTACAAATGAACTTGCTCAAGCAGAAATTGATTCTGGTGCGGTAGGTTTTGTTTATTGTATTACCGACGGTCTTAATGGTAAAAAATATATTGGTAAGAAAACACTGATAAGCAAAAGACGTTTGGCTCCACTAAAAGGCAAAACCAAAAAACGAACTAAAATTGCTCATAGTGATTGGCAAAAATATTACGGATCCAGCGAAGTTGTAAAAGCTCTTGTTCAGGAACGACCTGATGATTTTAAAAGAGAAGTCTTAACAATATGCTATTCCAAAGGAGCCTTAAACTATGAAGAAGCACGTCTTCAATTTCAACTTGAGGTACTACTAAGTGATGATTACTACAACAATTTTATCGGTGTAAAGATACACTCAAACCACGTTAAATCTTTGTTGAAAAAAAGTTCATAATTGTGTTTACATACTTTTAAAGTTTGATATAATAATATTAATCACTTAAAGGCGCCATAAAGGCTTAACTGGTTTAACCAATAATAAAAGAACCGAAGGTTCCCGAAGGGATGGCAAATGTGCGAATGATTCCTTCCAAGGTAGGATAACAAATTCCAATCGTAAAAATACCTTAAAAATAGTTGTTTACAATGCAGTGAAAATTTGGTAGAATATATCTTCAACCAACAAACAAACAAAATGATTCTTATAGATTATTCAGGAATTGCCGTATCAAGCGTGTTTTCTCAAGTAAAACCCGACAAAATTGAGGAAAACTTTATCCGTCATATTATTCTCAATTCCTTGAGAATGTACAATTTAAAGTATCGCGACAAGTATGGATCAATGATTATTGCCTGTGATGGCGGTTCATGGCGCAAAGATTATTTTCCCGAATACAAAGGCGCACGTAGGAAAAATCGAGAAGCAAGTGCTCTTGATTGGACTGAAATATTCCGTATCATTAATAAAGTAAAGGACGAAATTTCCGAATTTTTGCCGTATGCAGTTGTCCAACATCCTAAGGCTGAGGCCGATGATGTTATTGCAACACTTGTTGAAACCACGCAACAATTTGGAAATTATGAACCTGTTATGATTGTCAGTGCAGATAAAGATTTCGTTCAATTGCAAAAATATGACAATGTTCAACAGTTCAGTCCTTTGACCAAAAAGCTAGTATCAGATAAAAACCCTCAACGCTATTTGTTGGAACATGTATTTAAAGGTGACGCCAGTGATGGAGTTCCAAATGTACTTAGTGCCGACAAAGTATTTTTGGAAGAAGGTTCACGACAAACGCCATTGCGTGCAAGTAAAATTGATGAATGGTGTAAAGCAATCGCAAATGATACTCTTCAAAATGTAATGCCTGATGACATTTATCGCAATTACATTCGTAACCTAAATGTTATTGATCTTAGCAAAACACCGGATGACATTAAAGATGGCATTCTCCAAGCATACGACAATCGTCCAGCCAAAGGTAATTCCAAAGTACTAAATTATCTTATTGAAAAAAGATGCAATCTTTTGATTTCTTGCGTCAATGAATTTTTCCATAAATAAAATATGATTAATAAAAGAAAAAGCATGGTTTTATTTCCACACGAAGTTTTTGAATCTTTGGAGCAAAGTAAAAATAAAGAAGAACGCGTTGCCATTTTAAGAAATGGAACTTCTCTTGCGCTTAAGCTTATTTTACAATGTGCATTTGACAGTTCAATAATTTTTGATTTGCCATCAGGTGCACCTCCTTATAATCCGGACAGATCGCCTTTAGGATTACAACAAACTCCTTTAAAGCAAGCGATTCAAATTCTTCCGCGTTTGACAAAAAACAATACTAGAATTGATAATTTTAGAAAAGAAAAATTGTTTATTCAATTAATTGAAAATGTTTATCCTAAGGACGCACTTATTATACTTGATGCAAAAGATAAAAAACTTCATAAAACATATCCTTTGCTTACCAAATCATTGGTGCGCGAAGCATTTCCAGATTTGAATCTATGACATATACATATAAATGCGAAAAGTGTGATCATATATGGGACACCAGTCTTTCCATGGCGGATCGCGATATTCCTATCACACAGCCTTGTGTGCATTGTAAGGAAGAATCATATATTAAAAGGATTATTTCATTTGCGCCAAGTATTACAAGCGAAAGTGCAATGACTCTACAGCAAAGAGCTGGTAGCGGTTGGAATGATGTGCTTACAAAAATCAAAAATAAAAGCGGAAGGTATTGTACTATTCAAACTCGTTAATGTTATGAGTAAACAAAAAAGAAAAAATAATAAAAAAAGAGAACAAGATTACAACTTTTATGGTGAAGATCATAGAAAGTTTAAAAAGAATAAACATAATAATGAGCGCGATAAAAAGAATACGGCGCAAAACTTGTTTATTGATTGCAATCTTTTATAAAATAATACTTTGAAATCAGTCAGAACATTTGTTCATACACCTGTTTCATTAGGTTATGAAAATCTTGGTGATGCCAGTATTCCCGGAAAGAGAATATATGTTACACCTGAAGGTAAACATTATCCGAGTATTACAACCGTTCTTGGTTCTGTTATTAAGGAAGGTATTGAGCAATGGAAAGCAGCGGTAGGTGATCGAGAAGCCGCCCGAGTATTACATCATGCAGGAACAAGAGGTACGGCATTGCATCTTATTGCTGAAAAATATCTTAATAATGAAACAGATATTTTCGAACCAAATACAATGCCTCATGTAAAGGCGCTATGGTTTAGCATAAAACCATTGCTTGATGCAAATGTAGGAAAGGTTGTGCTGCAAGAAGCTCCGTTGTACAGTGATATTTTTGGTGTTGCCGGACGCGTCGATTGTATTGCCGAATATGAAGGGATATTAAGTGTCATTGATTTTAAGACATCTAGACAGCGTAAAACAAAAGATAGCATTTCAAATTATTTTATGCAAGCAGCTTTTTACGCAGCAGCTTTTTATGAAAGGACAAATATTCCTATAACACAAAGTGTCATATTAATGGCAGTTGATGATGATCCAAAAACTATAGTATTTAAAGAAAATACATATAAATGGTTAAAGGATCTAAAACATACAGTTAAACAATACAATGAAACAACGCTCAATTAAATCAAAAAATGGAATAATGGATATTCTTAAATCAAACCAAAATACACCTTATGTTGAAGAATACGGTTCGATTAAGGAATATTATTTGGTTGATGAAATTGGTGAACCCGAAAATTATATAGATTGTTTTCACGACATTCGCCATAGTAGAGATACCGATACCATTAAAATTTACATTAACTGTTGCGGTGGTAACCTTTTTACAACAATACAATTTGTTCAAGTTCTTTCCGAAACAAAAGCGCATGTAATTGTTTGTGTTGAAGGTGCTTGTATGAGTGCTGCAACACTAATATTTTTGATGGGCGATGAATATATTATTACCGATCATAGCATGTTTATGTTTCATAATTATAGCGGAGGCACTGAAGGTAAAGGTGCAGAAATGTATCACGGTATCATTCACGAACGTAAATGGGCTGCAAAATTATTTCAAGAAATGTATCAAGGTTTTTTGACACCATCGGAAATTATTGATCTTTTGGATGATAAAGATATATGGTTGGATTCAAATCAGGTATTTGAACGATTGGAAAACCTTTTAAAACAGGATACAAATAAAACTCAAGAAGAACCTAAAAAGGCCAAATATACTCGAAAAGTGAAATAATATTATTACATTTTCAACAATAAACAATTATAATTTATGGGACAAGCAAAAAGAAGAGGCACTTACGAGGAACGAAAAAGAACGGCATGTGAAGATAATGCTCTTACTGCCAAACTGTTATTGGAGCAAGAACAAAGGTGGTATGATTCACTGACATCTGAAGAACAAATGGCGATAAAATTAAAAAGAGCACGTGAAGCAAAAAGTTGCGCATCACTTGGAAACGTTGAAGCGGTGCATCACATTTTTGGTGGTGTTCCTTTTCAACAATAAGAAATATGACATACGATATTTTTTACAGAACATACAGTGGTGATGCGGTATGGTTAGAATACAGTTTACAATCAATTCATAAATTTGTATCTGGATATTCTTCAGTAATTGTAACAGCACCGGAAAGTTCAAGAGAAATTATCAAACCTATTGTTTTTAAACATGGGTTTAAATTTATCGGGTGTAATGTAATGCATCGCAACGATTATATCGGGCAACAGGCTACAAAAATGTGTGCAGATTTATATACATCTTCGGACGTTGTTGTTCACGTTGATTCTGATGTAATTTTTATAAAACCGGTAACATTGCAATCTTTTCTCAATGCTGAAGGAACCAAACCATTAAATTTAAAGAGTGCGTATGCCAATATTGTCACACCTTGGAAAAGTATTACAGAATCAAATGTAAAATTCAAAGTACATTATGAATATATGAGAAGAATTCCTTTGGTTTACCCAAGAGAAATATATAAAAAAACACGTGATCATCTTGAAAGAGTTCACGGTACTACTTTTACTAAATTCATTCGTTCTATACCGATCAGAAGTAATGCAATGTCGGAATTCAATATTATTGGTGCTGTATCGGAACAGTATTATCCAAATTGCATTGAATGGCAAGATACACATGGACCTGTTCCGATTCCCGAACCGTTTGCAACCCAATATTGGAGCTGGGGTGGAATAAATGATCACGAAGAAGAAATTCGGCAATTATTGCAATGAAAATAACTTTACTTAATGTTTCGACGGCTGGGCCCTCATGCAGAATTGGCTCAAATATTAAATGATGAAATAGTTTTGTATAGTAAAAGAAAGCTTAATATTGTACAATTGGAAAATAACTGTATCGGAGATTTTAAATCAGTTGGTTTTTATAATTCATGTTTACGCAAAACTCAAAATATAATCGAATATTTGTTAAAGTTGGATACCAATGATTATTTAATCTATTTGGATAGTGATATTTGTATTAAGAACGACGTTGTTTCAATTATGATTGAGGAATTAGGACAATATGATTTAGCATTTCAACAAGATAGTCCTAATGTATATTGTGCAGGGATGTTTATTTGTAGAAAGAATGAGAAAACTTTACAATTATTCCAAGACATATTGGATAGATTGGTAACCAAATCCGAATATTATCAAAATCAAGTGTGTGACCAAACAGTATTAAATGAAATTCTTGAAACTAAGAGTATAAGCTATAAAGCCTTAAGTGAAAGATTTACAACATATGGAAATATAGGCAACGGTGAGGTTTGGGAATCAGATTGTGCACCGTTTAAATTGCCTGAGAATTTAGTTGCTTTTCATGCCAATTTTACCATAGGAATTCACAACAAAAAACTATTGTTAAATACAGTAAGATATACAAAATAGTTGTTTACAATGACATTAAATTAAGATATAATATTCAAACAATAAAGATTATGGCGGCTAAAAATGATATTACAGGAGATTCAATAGTTTCAAAAATATTGTCAAAACAAGGACGTGACAATTGGGACAATATTTTCGGCCCTAAAAAGACTGCCGAGGAATGGATTGCAATAAAATACCCAGGAGTAAAAATCTTAACCGCAAACGGTTGGTCTCAAAATGACGGAGTGACACTCAATACTCCTATTTCCGAATCTGATTTTAATACACGATTAAATCTTTCCACAATTTTGAATGCAGTCATATAATATGAAACCAATTCTACCAACAATAAAAACAACACTTGTTCTTTCTGGTGGATTTGAACCTCTTGGATTTTTTAATGCTCGATCTGCGATGCGCAACCTTATAGTAGGTGCCGTAAAAGCATATGATCTTTATGGTAACATCCATGATTGGAGCTCATGGATTGGCAATGATATTGATCTTCCATATGATTATCCGTGTATGAGAACTGCGGATGCATCTTATCCTGTTCCAACAATTGTTGTAATTCCAGGATATTTCAATAGCAAAAGATTTACAAAGAGCCGGCGACGATCAATAAAATTACGTCAGCTGTACAATATTTATGATCGAAAATGTCAATATTGTCTTAAGGAAATTCCTTATTCAGTTGCAACACGCGATCATGTAATTCCAAGAAGTGCAGGTGGACACAATTGTGATTCAAACATTGTGTTATCATGCAAAAAATGCAACCTGCGAAAAGGATCAAAATTTCCATACGCAAATATTTTTGGTTCATCAGTTGTTCCAAAGATCCTATCTGACGTTGAATTTTCTGCATTGTCAGACGGTGTACATCATCGCAGTGAATGGGACGTTTTTGTTGGAAATCCAAGAGAACAAGTATATGCAAAAACATAAATTTGTATAAATAATAATATGAACATGAAACACATCACATTTAAAATATCAAAACAAATCGCGTCCCACGGTAGGTTTATGGTCCTGTTATGATGATGTGTGCAATGCCATTAGAACACAAAACTTTAATCCGACAGCAAAATAAGGCCGAGAAAACGAACAAATCACATTTTGAACGACTCTCGGCCGCAAGCCGCGCAAGCCGAGGGTCTTTTTGTTTTAGAATAAGGGAAAAATAAAATGAAAAAATATGTAAAAAGATGTTTACAACTGCCTAAAAATATGGTAGAATATTCACATACGGCGGCAACAACGAAGATTAAAACCTTCCGCCAACGTAAAAAGATTTAAAAAAGATGTTTACAAACCACTGAAAATGTGGTATAATAACAACATCAACGAAACGCAGAATGAGTGCGAGAAACTCAAAACGACCGTGGTTGAACGGCATGGATCACAAGATGATGCGTTGACAATTGATTGAAAAATGTGGTTATCAAGTCCACGAAAGATTGGGATTTCCGATCAACTTGAAGAAGTACAATTTGTATGTTCGAACGGTAGCACGATAGATGTGCTTTAATGGTTAAAATTATTTATCGCCGACAATAATTGCAATCGAACTCACGAAGTGTGGCGATGCTCTCGGTTAGGATTAAGTTCCTGTCTTCGGACTGCCGTGGTCGTATGCCTGTTAAAGCTCTTCAAAATGTAGTCAAAATCTGGTGAACGAGATACTTTAACTCTGTCTCAGGTCGGTTCGATTCCGGCACTGCATTTTTATTTTTTAATAATAGGAAGACCCCAGGTTACAAAATTGTAAAGTAAGGAAACCGAACGTGCCAATGTTTTATTAAAATACAGTTAGTCATTGGAAGTTTTTAATCGCGGGTTAATCGAGTGGTTCAGATAGGTGTCTCATAAGCATCTCACGGGAGTTCGAATCTCCCACCCGCAACCAATTTTAGGCTAACATGCTGATGGATACAAAGCGCGGGTAGTCTCGCTGGAACATAATAGTGATACCATACTATTAAATTTTCCCTCCTGTAGCTCAGTGGTAGAGCGGGTTCTTTATAAGGGCCGGGTCGTTGGATCATTCCCAACCAGGAGGACCATTTTTCCTGATGTAGCTCAGAGGAAGAGCATCCGCTTGATAAGCGGAAGGTCGAGATATCGTCATTCTCCATCAGGACCAATTTATGCCTCCTTAGCACAGTGGTAGTGCAGCTCATTTGTAACGAGCAGGTCGTCCGTTCGAGCCGGACAGGAGGCCCCATTTAATCGGATGACCAATTTACGGGGTGAAGCTTTAATGGTGAAGCATCGGGCTTTTAACTCGAAGAATAGGGATCGTTACCCTACACCCTGACCAATTCCCGAGAGTAGCATATATGGTAATGCCTCGCACTGTGACTGCGACCAACTAGGTTCAATTCCTAGCTCGCGGACTTTCCGAAAGTTAAGACTTGAACTATTATAAATACATTTATGTATTATACAGTATATAAAATTACAAATAAAATCAATAATAAGATTTATATCGGAGTACATAAAACTTTAGATTTAATTGATTCATATATGGGTTCAGGCAAACTTATTAAATATGCTATTGATAAATATGGGATTGAAAATTTTAATAAAGAATATCTTGCAGTATTTGATAATCCTGAAGAAATGTTTAAGATGGAGTCTGAATTAGTAAATGAAGAATTTATAAATTCCCCCAATTCATATAACATAAAAGAAGGAGGGCACGGTGGATGGGATCATCTAAATAAAGGTATTCTTTTTGAAAAGCGTACTCAATTAGATAATTTAAGAAACTGGATCATATCGGGTAATAAGGCATTACAGATAAAATTAGAAAACGATTTAGAATTTAAGCAAAATTTCGTCGATAGTATTAAACGTGGTTTGAAACGTAAAGGTAAAATTGAATCAAACAGATTTAAAGGAAAAACTCATACTGTCGAGTCTAAACAAAAAATTTCAAAAGCAAATTCAGTTACTTCCAAAGGTGAACGTAATTCTCAATATGGGACGTATTGGATTTGTAATATAGAATTGATGGAAAACCGAAAAATTAAAAAAGACGAAGAATTGCCGTCTGGATGGATTTTAGGTAGAAATAAATGGAAAATTTCATAACATTGCATGCATCGTCTAATGGTCAGGACATCTGGTTTTCAACCAGCAGATCGGAGTTCAATTCTCCGTGCGTGTACCATTTTTTTGGGTCGTTCGTTCAACGGATAGGACTGAGGATTTCTACTCCTCCGATGCAGGTTCGATTCCTGCACGACCCACCATTTTCTGACACTGTGGTGGTGTCGCTTACAGGAGGAGCTTTCGGTCCCTACACCGTGTCTTTGCTACATGGAACCGATAAATTTTTGAAGATGTAGCTCAGCTGGTTAGAGCACTTGCCTGTCGAACCCACGGTGGGTTCGAGTCCCATCATCTTCGCCATTCTTTTCATTGGCCGTGTAGCCGAATTGGTATAGGCAACAGACTTAAAATCTGTAATTTGTCGGTTCGAGTCCGACTACGGCTACTTTTTATATAGCTTAAAGGTTAATGCAGCAAACTCTGAAATTATGATTTGTATAAATACTTTTATGTTATATACAATCTATCAAGTAACCAATTTGCTTAACAGCAAGATATACATTGGAAAGCATCAGACAACCGATCCTGATGACTCTTATTATGGTTCAGGCGTTGCACTAAAGAAAAGTATTGCTAAACATGGTAAAGATAACTTTAAGAAGGAGGTATTATTTGTATTTCAAACCGAAGAGGAAATGAATGCAAAGGAAACTGAATTGATTACTGAAGAATTTGTTGCTCGTAGCGATACATACAACATGGGAGTAGGTGGTGAAGGTGGCGCTCATTTTAAAGGCAAATCTCATTCGGCTGAAACGGTTGCACGTATCAAACAATCACTTGGTTCTGATGAAAATAAACAAAAACTCGCTGATGCCGGACGTAAAGCAGGTTCTTTATCCAAAGGGCGAAAGTTAAGTGCAACTGCTCGACAAAATATGTCTGAAGGCGCAAAAAACCGTAAAGTAAATGCAAATTTGGGTATAGAAGTACATGATGAAACTAAGAAAAAGATTTCAGATTCATTAAAGAAATTTAACAGAGAAAATCCTGGTCATCATAAAAATTCAAAAAAACGAATCCGTAAACCGTTAAGCGAAGAAACTAAGAAAAAACTTAGAGACCGCCAAACGGAATATTGGAAAAATAAAAAGGGGGTGTAGCTAATTGGTCTAGCGTTCGACTCATAATCGAAGGTAAGCAGGTTCAATTCCTGTCGCCCCCACCATTTTTATTGTTAAAGCATCTTTGGTTTGATGCTGTCCATCGCAAAACGGACTATGGCGGAACATACGAACGAAGTACAAGTTCTATGGTGTATACGCAAAACACGCTCAAAGGTGTGTGAGGTGGTTCAATTCCACACACAATAATATTTTTAGGGGTGGTCTCTGGCATGGAGGTCTAAAAACCGAAAGGTATCCTCTGGGTTCGATTCCCAGTCGCTCCACCAATTTCAAGGGTCGGTAAAGCTGATGGCTTCAGCAGAGAGACTGTAAATCTCTTCCTTAATCGGGGGTGG